TACGTATACCTAGCCCCATAGCAGAAAGCCTTATATCTTCAGGTTTTTCTACCTTACCTTTTCCTAATCCAATGTTGCTTGGACCATAATCTAATTGTTTTTTACAAAATAGTTCTAATTGTTCTTTTTGAATCTTTTTAAAATTTCTCAATGTTTCTGGATATCTTATTTGTATTTGATATTCAAAACTTGGTTGATTTGTCATGAAACTCCTCTGCTTTCTTTGCTTGTTTGTTATGATGTAATCGATAGAATAAACTTTGTTGTCCCCATCTAGTATTGAAAGCCCATACTTCTAGTTTATGAGGTTGTTTATCTATCATAAGATCGCATGTCCATCCTGGTTTTATAGTGGCAAAAGAGCCATTTTTAGTTTTTCTTCCTCTCCATTTTCCAGTATCTGGATCTGGTTTGAAAGCTTTACTATCTTTTTTCAGGAATCCATTACTAATTTCTCTCATTATTCTCCTTAAAGTTAATGTAGAGGCTCAAAGTTAGCACATCTTGTCGTTCTTTTCAACGAAAAATTCTTCAAGCCTCCACAATGTAATAGGCGAGAGTTTGGCTGTGCAAGTACATTCGCTCTCATTAAGTTGTTAAAACCTCGTCAGGGCATTTTCTGCCATACAACACCTAATTTAACTGCATCGCATAAAAGGTATCATTTTGCCGAAGCTCATATACTCGATCTTTGACTTACGTTAAATTGTTTAAAATTTGCTGGGGAATTCCACCCCAACTGTGAGAAAGTAGATTGCTGTAAAACCTACTTAATTCTTTTCCTGTAATAATGAAATACCAGTACCTGTTAATATCCTGTTAACTCCCTGTTTTAGCTCACCTTCATCAGAGAATCCATATAGGAAATCTACAGCTTGTTTCTTCTTTTGTTTAAGTTCTAGTATTTGCTTACCTATAGGAGTTACAGCTTCATTATCTTGAGCAGCTTTCATACAGCATTGTTTAAAAGCTTTATCCCAATCTTTTGCTGACGTAGTATCGTGTATATAGATATATTCATTAGTGTAATGATTTTCTATCTTTAAAGCTTTTCTGATAGTATCTATTACTGGCGATAATTCATCAGCTAATTCAGTGCATTTATTCCTATGTTTTATTATTGCAGTTAATTTCTCTCTTACTCCAAGATCATCTAAATAATTGTTATAAGACTTAGTTGAAACCTCTATAGTTCTTTTAGCATTTTTATGTTCTAAGGCTCTTATACTATCATCTATCTGATCTTGTACTCTTTGCACAAAGTATTTTCTTTGTGATTCACTTATTTTACTCATTGGTTCTCCTTGGTTAATTTAATTAAAGCTTTTTTTTCGTTTAATGGTAGTGCTTAATTTGTATGACCTATCGTTGCCTCTATCAAGGTCTTATTGACAGGTATTAAGTTCCTGGAATAAACTTAGTGTAACTTCTCAGGACTGCCACTAAACTAGTTACATACTTTAAATCTTTGGGACGAACCACAGTTATTTCGTGGACTCGATGAGTGATCTAGCGTGTCGTCCCCGTACCATTGGTAACCTACTGTTATTTGGAGTCACTCAGTAATCAGCCGAGCTACCTAGTACATTAGACCTTACCCTTACTCGGATTCCGAAGAGATCTTTCAGGTTGGTCATAAGTTTAATCTATTTGCATATCAGTATCTACACCTCTTGCATTTAATACTTGATGCATAAAATCATAACTTTCTGGATATTCATAATCAGGATCAGATTCAGCCATTCTATTAACAAGTTTTATAGCATTAATAATATGACTAGTTCTCATTTCTGATACATCTATTAATCCATCTTTTGTTTTCCAGAAATATTTATCTTCAGACATTATGCTTGCACCCAATTACATAATCCATCTACTATTGTAGCGTTATGATTGTATGATGCAACTGTTGGCTTTTCTTTATGCCACAATTCATCTGTTGCTGCATTAAGAAATTCCCAACCATTATACTTATCTTTCTTAATATATCTATCCATAATAGCTCCCCATAATTGAGTAGGAATATCATTAAGGTAATATCCTCTTAAATTTCTAAATCTATGAAGATCTAGCTCTTCTCTATTTAAGGATTTAAAGTTCTTTATAGTATCATGAACATTATTATTATCACCTCTAGATGCTGCAGTTAATGTATGGGCTACATTCTCTAATTCTTCATCCCAATTTTCACTATCAGGGCTATGTCTGAATCTATATTTACTTAGATTAGTGTGACTCATCATACCATTAAGACAAGCTAACCTATATATCATCATTCTAAAGCCTAGAGAGGTACTCCCATCATAACTATTCCACATTTGAAATCCTATAGAAACATCATCTCCAACAGCTACTTCATCAATACTATCATCTTTAGCTATATAACTAGTAATATATCTTTTACCATCAAAGAATGTCTTATCTTCTGTGAAATTTATTCCAGATTGGTCGGCTATTTGTACAGCCATGTCTCTTACTTCAGTGTTTGGTACTAATAAATAGTTATTACTTACTGTACCTACTTCTTTAAATTTTCTTATTCCTTCTTTGTCTTCTCTCTCCATTTGAACAGAGAAAGCATTTGATTGTATCCCTTTATAATCAAGAGGTACTTTTCTTATTGGTGAATATGGGTTCATTATTTCTTCTCCTTGTTTTCCTTTTTATAAATTGTTTTGTTAAATTAAACCAAGATTCTTTATGACAAAAGCATATACTAAAGGAATATTTATTGTTATGCTCATACTCCCATTCTATACCTTTATCACATGTACCACACAGTATGTATCTTAGCTTATCACTTGCTTTATATAGTATATTTTTCATTTTAGTTTCTCCCTAAATATTGCTTGCTGTCCTATACTATTTGTTTCTATTACTACTCGACAATGTTTTTTGACACGAATTCGCTCCGATTCCATGTCTAACCACTGACGAGTAGTAATAAATCTTTTATTTTTATTACACCACATTGTATCATCAGGTTCAGCCCATTGTGTAATTTGTATCATCCTATTATTGCTCCTCTAACATCTAATTTAACATTAAGATTTTCTCTTTCTCTATTAGCTGTAGATTCTACTTTTAACATTTGAATAAGATTATCTCCATCTTTAAATGGGGTAACTGATATAACTTTATTAGCATTATAAGCAATTCTGAATGAACCTTTAGCTGAAGCAATATTCATTCCTTCTGCATATGCTGATTTAGTTATTTCTGAGACAGCAAATACTATAATATTATTATGTATAGCAAGCTCCATTAATGATTGAGAAACTTCCTCTACTTTCATATTATTATCAGATCTTTTGCTTTTAAATAATCCCATATGATCTACAACTACAATCTCAGGTTTTTGTGGAAGCATAAGTATTCTTTTATGTAATTCATGAGCGAAACAACTACTATAATCAACTGTTAACCAATCAAAGTTTTTACTAATACCATTAGCATATTGGCTATAGTAATCTTTAAGTTGCTTTTCATCCCATTTATTATCTATCATAACAAATCTCATCCACATCTGTCTTGGACTCATTTCCATTTCTAAGAAATATGTATTACGTTTAAAGGAATTTACCCAATTTTGTAATAACATGGTTTTCATAGATTTAGGAGGAGCTTGTAGAATAACTACTTCACCTGGATATATAGGATAATCACCTGAACCACCATATAAAGCACCTATATTAATAGGATTATGATCTTTATTGAAAAATTCAACTAATTCTTTTTCCATAGCTTTTGCATCCATAGTATTTTGAGATACTTTAGATTTATAAAGCCTACATGTGGATTGGCAATTCTTATCCATCCATATATCACTACATCCATAATTATACCCATTACCATTATGGCCTTCATAACAATCAGTTACTATTTTATCCATCTCATTTTTACTAAATGGATGTGATTTAACATCAACTCTTTGTCTCCAATCTTCCATAATAATTCTTACAGTATGTTCAGGATATCTCCATCTTAAATGTGCAGCTATTCTTAAAGCTATCTGATGTCTAGAGCCTTGTGGACTACCATCCATCATTTTCTGAATACATGGATACCATACAGGATCTGGATTTCTACCTAAAGTTACAGTTTCAAACTCTTTATCACTGGCTCTAGTTTTTCTTTCTAATACATCAAATACAGGTTCACATTCTAATGTAATCCATTCATATGTATGTCTTTTACCTGCTGCAAGTTCTTGAATTTTATCAATAGCTCCATTTAATTCAGCCTTACTTAAGGGTATTTTCCACAGCTTAGATTTACTGTTTAAAGTATTAACAACTCTAATAAGTCTTGTCTTATCTGATACAGATGAATCTGCATACTCATATATACCCTTAGCCATTAATTCATCCTTTACTTTTAAGTGTAAGTCAGGACAAGGTTTCCATCTAAATGCAGAACCTGGAATTCCTAAATGAAAGCCAGTTCCAGAGAAATAAGGTTGATATGGTATACATAAATCATCTAACAGTATTGTCAATCCTATGGTTTTTTCTCTAGCATTCTTTGGATTTTTTCCATCTATATCTAAAATAAATTCATCTGGCATATATAGTATTCCATCATAACTAGATAAAGTATTCTTCTTTTTAACGAATTCAATAATATGCCCATCATAGTCCCACAATGACATAAATGTATCTTGAGCCATTCCAGCCCAATTCTCTAAATCAGCT